AGACCGACTAGCTTGCCAGTGTAAATGTATACACCGCAAAACAGAGTAACTCGTTTACCCATCAAAGCCTCAAGACCTTCATTCTCAATTTCTGTCCAGATCATCTTCATTTATTTATCTCCTTCTTCTATGTCCGAAAAAGACCAAACGTGTGCTGCTACTTGAGCATCTGTCCAATCATCGAACACTTTTGGTTCAAGTGTGTTCTCATCTACCAAATAAAGCCAGTCCTCTTTATCTTTCGATAGATAAACTTTAACTTTCCAAGCCATCTTCACCAGCCAGGAGCAGAGTAGTCTCTGTCCTTCTTATACGAAGCAAAACCATCTAGTCCGTATGCTGGGCAAACCATAATCTTCTCAGGCAAACCCATGCTGTCCTTCTCACCTGCTTCACCACAGATAAAGAACGCACCAGACTTTTCAGACATTGCATGTTTTAGAATAGTCTCGTACTTCTCAATCTTCTTACGAAGGAGCAGTACTTCTTCATAATAATCCATCATATCAGGCATTTTCTTTCACCATCGGATTTATTTCCACCCACTCTTCATAATCCTCATGCAGCATATAGTATGCCAGCACAGTTTGAATTCCCTTGAGTAGTTCATAGTCTGGCTCAAGAACGTCATCTGAACAGTCAACCTTATCAAACCGATTGTTCATACGATAAGCGTCCTTTAGCTCATCAATAATAACTTGGTCGCAATCTTCAACTCTGAGTGTAATTGTTTTCATTTTGTTTCCTCATTGCATGATATTCTTTGCAGACTTCTTCAAACGTATTAAAGAGCTTTTGAAATCTCATACTATATACACCCTTTAATCCAAGAAGTACATTAGCAATATCATCAGTAGACATATCTGTTTCTATAACATTCTCATAGAGAAGGTCAATGTCATCTACAACACGCCAAGCATTCATAATCTCTTGTTCAAGATCAAATATTTTCATTATTCAACCTCAACCAGATTGTATCGCTTGCCGTTCATTTCAATGAACATATCTTCCTCAGCATCGTCATAGACCCAAGCATAGCCAGCGACCCTGGCATTACTATAGACCCAAGCATTGCCATCGACCCGAGCATCGCCATAGACCCAAGCATTGTCAAAGACCAGAGCATTGTCAAAGACACAAGCATCGCCATAGACCTGAGAATTGTCAAAGACCCAAGCATTGCCATAGACCTTAGCATTCTCAAAGACCAGAGCATTGCCATAGACCTTAGCATTCTCAAAGACCTGAGCATTGATAAAGACCTGAGCATCGCCATAGACCCAAGCATCGCCATAGACCTGAGCATTGCTAAAGACCTTAGCGTCACTACAGACCTTAGCATTCTCAAAGACCTGAGCATTGCCATAGACCTTAGCATTCTCAAAGACCCGAGCATCGTCAGAGACCCGAGCATTGCCAAAGACCTTAGCGTCAGAAGCAACATAAGCTGTATCTGCTACCTTAGCAGTATTAGCAACCCAGCCACCACCATTAGGATGCTTATGAGCAGGGACTGGACCGTTACCAAAATCGAAAGTAGTCATGTTCATTATTCAACCTCAACCATTTCGCCATTGCGAACAACATAATGTTTAACTTCATTTGCTGAAAACCTAAAGTATGCTCGACCGCCGTCAATCATATTACCGTTCTCAAACAATTTATAATCATGACGATGGGTACTATACTGTAGATCACCATCATCATCTTCTACAAGACCAAACTCTGCTTGCTCAATACGATCAGCATTAGCAATCATAAGATTGCCGTTATGGTATAAACCAAAGTAACGATTACCGAACTGAGGGTGTGGAGTTTCTCTGTAAAAAATATCCATTGCATGTGCCCCATCGTTTAGCGCACTTGTACACACATAGGTAATGGGAACACCATCCTTCTTAGAGAAGATTTCACAAACCTTTTGAGTGTCAAATATCGGTTTATGTCTAATCATTCAAACTACTCCCAATCTTGATATCTCATTCGAGAATCCAATCCATTATCACCATCCCGGCGCTGTATATTCTGTATGTTTCTTATAGAAAGCAGACCCATCTACTCCATATGCAGGACACACTGAAATGTACTCAGGCAAACCCACTCTATCCTTCTCACCTGCTTCTCCACAGATAAAAAACACACCAGTCTTTTCAGACATTGCATGTTTGAGAATGGTCTCGTACTTCTCAACCTTCTTACGAAGGAGTAGTACTTCCTCATAGTAATCCATCGTATCAGTCATCCTCTTTCACCATTGGATTTATTTCCATCCACTCGGACCAATCAGCATGTGGCATATAGTATTCAAGCACAGTTTGAATCGCTTTAAGCAAAACATAGTCTGGCTCAAGAACGTCATCTGAACAGTCAACCTTGTCAAACTGATTGTTCACATGATAAGCGTCCTTTAGCTCATCAACGATAACTTCGTCAACGATAACTTGGACGCAATCTTCAACGTTAAGTGTAATCGTTTTCATTTTGTTTCCTCATTGCATGATATTCTTTGCAGATCAGTCATCGCTCATCCCCATCACCTTTCAGTACGTTACGTTGCTGTCTGTCTGCCAGCTTCTGTAAATTACCCTGTGCTATGTCTTCAAGTTCCAGACCAAGGACATATGCCATCTCGCTGACGAACCAGAGTACATCACCAAGTTCTTTATTAATAGTAGGAAGGTCAATGTGATCTTTGTCACCTCGCACCCACTTGCTGACAAGAGAAGCTACCTCTCCAGCCTCACTAGCAAGACCAAGAGCAGTATAAATAATGCCGTTATCCTTCGGATAGACGGCAGTCTTATGTGCTTCCTCCTGATATTTTCTAAAAGTAACTCCAGTTAAATACTTATTATCGTAAGGCACTGTACCCATACTCCTATACTCCACAAGAACCACCATGCTGCGTAATGTCGCAGATGTCATGCGTCTCTACACTCTCCTCAAACTCTTCACCAAGCTTGTCAACTGCTTCAGCGTATGAGACAGATGTTAGTGGCTGACCACCACGGCACCCATCAGGGTACACAGTAAAGCCACGTAGACGATGGGCATAAGATGCAAGGGTGTTAGCAAAGTCATCAACTGTATCTTCGTTGTTAAGTTTGCTTCCCCATGTTGGGATGTTAATCGTGGAAGAGATTGACATATCCACATAGTCCTGAACGTCAGCTTGGAAAGCCATACGGCGCTTGTAGTCCTGTGCAAGATCAAGTGCGGACTCAATGTTGTTAGGGTCTACACCATGCACATCAATGATTTCCTGTGCAGCGGAGTCAACAACGTACTGGTAGTGCCACCTGTTCTGTCCTTTTAGATACCGCCGTTTATAGGCGACAGCAAATATAGGCTCAACACCAGTGGAAGTCCCAGCCAAAATGCCAATCGAACCCGTGGGGGCAATTGCTCTGTTAGCCACAGGACGGGAAACAGACATAGCATCAGCAAAGTCACGGCTAACACTATCAGAAACGCCTTTGTAGATTCCCAACCACTGATGCAATTCGGGAGTGACCTCATAACGGTATCCTTTCTTAATCAGCCACTCGTGCATACCCATAAGGCCAAGGCCCAAGCGACGGTTCTTTTCACGTGTCTCATATACCTTGCTATAAGGCAGCTTGGCACGTAGGGTTCCGCAAAGAAGGAACTTGGTTCCTAGCTCTACGATCTGAGTAAATTCTTCAAGGCTATCAATGCGGCCCATGTTAATGCTACCCAAGTTACACACGTCTGAGTCATCTTCAGATGTTACCTCAGTACAAGCATTGCGTAGCGTTTCATTCTCTTTATCAAAGAAGTTAAAAGAGAACCCCGGTTCGGCGGTTGATAGGGCTTGACGAACATTTGTCCGAAATACGCCACCTACTTCTCCTGTCTTCCAATAGTTAGTAAGCCATGCAGTGTCATAGTTGACAGAGATGTTTGTCATGTCCAGAGGGGCAATGTAGTTAAAGTCCTGCTCCTTTACCTGCCCAACGGTAAAGCCTGTGTTGCCTACGGGCATTTCATACCAGTTCTTAGCAGCAAGAAACTGTGTTACATCAGGGTGTTGCCAATTAAGACTGGCATAGATAGCTGACCTACGTGAGCCACCCTGCATGACACGACGACCAATCTCGTTAATCATCTGCATCTTGGGGATAGGCCCACTGGAAAGACCGCCTGTGCCGTTAAGCACACGACCTTCTTCACGATACACAGAGTAGTCAACACCAATGCCCCCGCCTGTCATCAGGCAGGACTCAGCCTTCCAAGATAGGTTGGCCCAGTCTTCACGTGTGTCTTCTTCAGCACGTAGAAGGTAGCAGTTATTGAAGAACTTGTTGGGACGACCAGCATAATATAGGTAGCGTCCACCCGGAATGAACTTCAAGTCAGTAACCATACGCTTGAGTTCGTCCTTCTCATCTTGTGTCATGTAGTCTTGACACACATCGTCCACTAGAACATTAGCTAGTGCCGACCAAGTTTCACACCCATGATGGGCATACTTATGTTTGAAAATATCCTCACTGAACTTGGATCGGAACATAGGGTTTTCGTTAGAGCGGAAATGAGGCATCAGCTACTCCTTTTCATTAGCGGTATCGTGGACATGAAGCATGATAATAGCATAGTGGATAATCTTGAGCAAGTCCTTACGGTTCTTTCCATCCTTTTTTCCATACCTTTTCCAGTATTTCAATATGTTGCCCATACAAAATCCTTCGCCATAATCAGCATCAAGGATTGTGTCAGTTGCCTGAT